TTGCTTTCACAACCAGATGCAATGGTTCGTCCTCATGTTGGTAAAGCTATAAATGATTATTTTGCTGGTCTTCCTTTGGGTGTACATGAAGAAAATATAGAAATTAATTTTCTAGATGATATACATAGAGATGAAACTGTTGATGCTCAAGTAAAAGCTCTTTGCAGTAAAGAGGTACACACAGTTACAACTTATAATCGTAATGGTCATCAGCAAAGTATGTTTACTCAACAAGATAAAAATGAAGTTGATGAATATAATTATGGCTTTACTCATTATAATAGACATAAAGATGAATTAGACATGAGTAAAGTACCAGAAGGTGTAACAGAAAAAATCAACGATATGGTAGAAGCTATTCAAGATAAATTAGTTGAAGGTAATTGTACTTATCCTGAATATGAAAAAATGCGAATAGAAGTTAATAAAAGCATCAAAAAATACAATTTATCTATGAAAAAGATGGATAAATGTGAGCTTCAAACCATGGCTTATCATTATTGGCCTGATGATTTCCTTGAAAATATAAATAAGGAGATTATAAGTGCAAATTAATGAAAGAAGTAGGGGACTTATTGAAGATTTTAATCAAAAAATCTTTCATATCTTAGGATGCGGAGCTATTGGTAGCTCTGCATCTACCCAATTATGTAGAATGGGAGCAGATATATTTGTATTATACGACTTAGATGACGTTGAAATACAAAATATAGGTGTTTCACATTATGTATGGAAAGATATTGGGAAAAGTAAAGTAAATGCTTTAGAACGGCATTTAAAATCAATTAATCCAGATGTCAATGTTTCCATAGAACCAGGGCGGTTCTCGGCATTCGTCAAGCCTCTCAGCGAAGACGACATTGTTATTCTGGGTTTTGACAGTATGGATAGTCGTCTTGAAGCCGCGACTGCAGCGCTGACAAAGCGTAACAGACCATTTGCCCTTATAGATGGGCGAATGGGGGCGGAGGAGTACCAACAGTATGTGCTAACGAATCCAACTCTTGCGAAGTATAAAGATACTTGGTATTCAGATGCAGATGCTAGTGAAGACCCTTGTAACGCCAAGGCGACATCCTACTGTTCTAACATGGCTGGAGCGTTCATTGCGAATGCTATAAAACGGCTACTCACAGAGGAGGAATGCCCTGAGCAATTTCTCTTCACATTCAAAGGATTATCACTTGGTTATACTGTACAATGAATGTATATTATAACTGCTGATTAATGACAAAATAGGAGAAAGTTATGGCATTACAAAAAGCCAAGCGCAAACCTGTTTCTGTTAATCCTAAAATCCTATTGCTATATGGGGCCCCTAAAGTAGGTAAAACTACTATGCTAAGTAAGTTAAATGACTGTTTAGTCATTGATACCGAATCAGGGTCCCATATGCTTGAGGGATATTTTCAAGGTGTTAACAGTAAAGAGGAACTCCTGGATTTCTATAAAGAAGCAGCAGATGGACACGAATACAAAATCTTTGCATTGGATACAGTCGACAAACTAGTCGAATGGACCACAAAAGATGTGATTAAGGAAATGGGCGTAGATGATATAGCCGATTTACCTTATGGAAAAGGTTTTGGAATGGTTCGTGAACGTGTGTTGAATAATATAAAGAAACTCCAGAGTCTATGTCCAAAGACTATTATAGTTGGACACCGAAAGACAGCAACCGCTGTTGATAATTCTACTGCCGTAGAACCTGAATCTCTAGATTTATCTGGCAAGCTTAAGAACCAGTTAATGGCTCAATCTGATGCTATTGGCTATATGTTTAGAGGCGAAGAAGATGAGCTTATGGTTTCATTTCAATCAGGCATAGCATTAGAAGCTGGTAGTCGCTGTGAACATCTTAAGGGGAAAGTATTCCCTTTTGACTGGAAGAAAATCTATAAAAAGGAGAAAGAATAATGGCATTATTTAAGCCTAAAGGAGCTACAGGTGGCGGTGGTAGCAATAAATATATGGGTATTTGTGAGATGGGTTTAGTCTCATTTGAAGACCAATCAGACAAGTTTGACTGGGCTGATATATTTATAGTTGCTGAAGTTGCTATTAAAGAGAGTGATTATAATCGTGAAATAAAAATACGTGGTTCATTTGATAAGGATGGCAAAGGAAATATTACAGGTGGTTCAGTATTGAATCGTATGTATAAGTTCTTTGGCGACATTGGATGTACTGCAGGTATTAATGTCAAGGGTGGCTGGGAAACAGAAGATGGAACAGCTATTAAGGATATTGCTAAGTATTTAACAGATAATCACTTGAGTAGTGTAATACCTGGAACTAATCCATCTTATGATTTTGTAGGTTATGTCTATAAAGAAGCTAATAAGAAAACTGGTAAAGCATATAATACTGTGCATTATCGTGTATTTCCTAACAATAGCGTCGGTAACGTTGATTTAGCTAGTCATGTCAAATGGATGAAGACTAATGGTTATATTAAAGAAGCAGCTGCTGAAATATTAGCAAAACCTACTAATACTACCAAATTACCAGAGTCAGTAGAAGACGCTCTGTGAATTATATAGAGATAGCTAAAGCGGAACCAAGAAATCGTGGTTTTATGATTTCTAAATCAGAGCTATCTTCTTATATAAATCCTGAAGAACCATTATATCGGTCATTATATTTATATGATGATGCGAGTAAAAGTCAAATTGAAAACGCCGGGTCCGTAGGAGATTTCTACGGTACTCGGTGGATTGACAAGGTTCTAGTTGACATTGATAAAGGTGATAACTCTAACGAAGAAACATTACGTCAAACTAAAGCATGTGTTTATGCCTTAGAAGATGCTGGAGTTATGCCAGGGAAATCAATTCAGCCCTACTTTAGTGGAACTGGATATCACCTAATAATTCCAAATAATGTATTCAACTTCCTACCTTCACCAGAACTACCCTATATAGTCCGTCAAACTATGGCAGCGTTACTGCCAGGTATAGATGATATGGTATATATTAGAACTGCTATATATCGTGTACCTCATACCATTAACTTGAAGACGGGATTATATAAAGTTCCATTAACTATTAAAGAGCTTGATTCATTAAAAGCAACTGATATACTTGACATTGCTAAAACGCCAAGATTAGAATTTGCTTATCATTCTTTAATAGGAGAAGGTGAACTGGAAGAGCTTATAATTAAAGAAACGCCTAAAATCACTGAATTACGGCCAGTAACTGAAAACCTGAAGGTTGTTCCATGTGTGCAAAGAATGTTGTCTATAGGGCCCCAGAAAGGCTCTAGAAACAATATCTCTATGCGAATAGCTAGCCATTTTAGAAGGCATGGCATTCCTAGTGAATTTGCCAAGGTATCATTACAGCATTGGAATAATGGTAGCTTAGAAGATGGTGTATTAATGAACAAGATAGAGCAGACCTATAATAAAGGATATCAATATTCCTGTCAAGACAAGTATATGAAAGAATACTGTCAGACTCGGTGTATATTCTTTAAAAGGAAAGACTATCTTATTGATATATTAACAGCTGATAGCCTCCAGGATGAGTTCCACAACCGTATGACCACTGATTTTAAAGGAAGAACAGTAAATCTGTCAAGAATGTTAGGCTTGCCTACACATATTGATGCTACTATCTATCCTGGCGAATTAGTTACAATATTTGGACCAACTGGTTCAAGTAAGACGACATTAGCACAGAATATTGCATTGGGTGTTGATTTCGTAAATAATAGAATAGTCAAAGAGTGGCAGATTCCTACGCTTTTTATATCTCTTGAGCTTTCAGCCTGGTATATGCATAGAAGACATATGCAAATAGTAGCTGATTGTGGTAAAGAAGATGTAAATGAAAAGTATGATAATATTTTTCGTAAGCATAGAGATGAATTGAGTCATGTTTCCATACAGACTGTATCTCCAACTATAGAGCAAATCAAAGACAAGATACGCGAAATGAATCCAGCTATGGTAATTGTAGATTATATTGACCTTGTTGAAACTCCTCCTCATGTAAGGGGAGAATATGAACAAATCAAGCATATATCTCACAGTTTATCTAATATGGCAGTGAACTTCGATGTAATAATAATTCAGATTTCTCAAGTAAGCAGAGATTACAGTAGGAACGAAGTACTTGATTTATATGCTGGTAAAGGGTCAGGTGCAATTGAAAATGCCAGTAGAAAGGTGTTAGGACTCAATGGTCAAGCTGATGACAACATTAAAAATATCAGTATGTATAAGAATACTGATGGAGAATTGTTTGACAGTCAACTTGAATGGCATCCTAGCTTTAGATTAAGGAGAACAAGTGGCTAAAGGTTATATCTTTGACTTATTAAAAATAGAAAACGGATGGATAATGACTCTGTTTTCATTTTTCCGAATAGGCTGGTTAAAAGCTGGTGAAGACAATCGTTTTTACAAGTGTATACAACTAGGTATTGGAAAAATCGAATTAACTCTATCAATTGGGTGGAATAACTCTTCGCTTACCATAGATGGTAATACAAGAGGAATTTCATAAAGGAATTGTATGGAAAAGAAACGGTATAAACGTAAGAGAATCAAACATAAAACCACTATGGATTGGGAAGAAAAGTTCTTGCCATTATTAAAGAAACATCATGGCACTCACGCTCAAGGTGTTTTCCATAGGTTAATGAAGAAAAGCTCAACATTACGTTCAACGCTTAAAAAGAGGAGCAAAGAATATGAAGTGGAATTCAACATCTCTCTGGTTATCATTAGAGAGCTCTTTCTATCAAATTATGGCTCATCCTGTAAGTACTGTATTAGTGTACTTGACGTTAGGAATATGGTGTGTGACCATGTGGTACCTCTTTCTTGTGGTGGTCCTTCGACTGTGTGCAACTTAGAAATGATATGTCGACGTTGTAATACAAGAAAAGGTCCATTAACAGCAATACAATACCAGGATGTGGTTAATTGGCTAAACCTACAACCGGAGCAAGTACGCTCCTATATCTACCGGAAATTATCCGGGAAGGAGATGTTTTGAGAAAAACAACAGTAAAGAAGTACAGTAAGACTGACTTTGAGCGTTTTATGGACTCTCAACCTCAAACTACAACAAAATCTACAACTAAGGTACATGGTTATAAGATTGAAAAGGATATACCAATCCCTGAATATCGAAAAGTATCTAGATATCCTTTGCTTCATATGGAAGTTGGAGATTCTTTTACAGCTCCAATTAGTGAAGTTAAGCAGGTAAGAAGTGCTATTACTAGAACTCATAGGATAACTAATCAAGCCTATAAGTTTCTTACTAGAACTGTTCACGGAAGAGGACGAGCTGGCAAACTATTACGTGTTTGGCGTGTAGTTAGCTAGTCTAGGAAAACGAATGGAAGGGAAGGAATCAGAGAGCAACGCTATCGAGTGTTCTTTCCCTTTTCATTTTTCTACAGAAAATAAATTAACAATTTTAATTATGTTGTGGATTATAGATAAAATAATAATGATAATATTGTTTTGGGCTATGAAACAATGAGCAGGTACGCTTCTATCTTGATGAATACGTGTAATTCTACACAACCCCCCCAAGCTGCCTGCTCAAAATTTAAACACTAAAATGAGAGGCAATTATGAAAGATATAACAATTGATGGAAGACCTAAAGTAAAAAGTTTCCATATCCAAGAACCATATAAAAGTGGTTATACAGAAGCGGCATGTGGTAAATGGTATTATGAAGAATACTGGACTATGTCCCACTTAGAAAGACGTCAAGCTAACCCGCAGAAGATGCGACATCCTTTAAAGGAGACAGTATGAAAACAAAAGAAAATCCGCTCAAACGACAAAATGCAGTCCAACGAGAAAAGTATAAAAGAAACCCTGAACAGTGGGACCGTGATAACGATGGGTCTAGAATAAGCAAGGAAATGGCTCATCATAGATTCAGTCTTTATGGGAAAAAATATTTAGATGAAATGAGAAACCCTGATACTATTCACCATTTATCTTTTGAAGAAATTGATAGTATTCCAGATATTGAGGAGGAGACAGAATGAGTAGAATAGAAAACATCTTTTATGATGTCGTTATGCAAGATAAACGATATATTATGACCAAAGACAAATATAATTGGATATGGGTATATGGCGACAAAGATGCTCCGTTAGAGAATATTATTAAATCTCAAACAGCCTCTTTCTATACTAGTATTGAAAGTATGTTTGTGAATTTGCTTGAAAAACGCTTCAGAAATCATGTAGTGGAGTTTACCCCTAAGAACTTTAAGAAAGCTCTTAGAATGGCGTTCACAGAGGTCAGGCAACTAGGTGATGCTTTAGACAAGGTTAACTGGGATGTATTAGGTCGTGGAGATTATTGTCCTACATGTAATAGTAAAATCAAAAATAACAAGGAGAAAGAATGAAAAAAGAAATAAATGATGTAGTAGCAGAAAGTTTAGTCGAAGGTTTAATTAAAAAGAATGCAATCAATATGGTTCATGTTGCTCATGATGATTGGTGTGCTTTCTTAAAAAACCAATCTAAAGACTGTAATTGTAACCCGGATATTGATATATCTGTAAAAGAATAATGGGCTTAATATCTAAAATATATGGTAGTAATCAAATCCTGTTTGCTGCTGGTAGCCGTAAAGGTAAGACACAAGCAGAGATTGCCTTAATGGTTGAACGAGCAAAGCATAAAAAAACCCCTAAAAGTAAAGCTTATATTGCTTTTCTAAAGGAAAAAATAGCTAATGCGAAGAAGTAGTCCTCCAGTATATAGTGAATGTTGTAATATGTTCCCTGTCTTCCAAGAACCGACAATTTGTTGTGGTTGTTTTCAGGAGGCTACATTTTATGACCCTGATGACACTATGACCTTGCAAGAATATCAGAGAGAAAAAATGACAAATAATGATAGTAAGTTTGACATAGATTTGAAATATGGTCAAATAAGAGAGCAATTATTCGCTGATATTATGGAAGGTAAAGAACAGGTAGAGATAAAGACAGAGCGTGGTATGTGGCAAACTACCGGAAATATAGCCATTGAATGGATGTCAAGAGGCAAACTTTCAGGTATAGCTACAACTGAAGCTGATTGGTGGGCACACTTTCTAGCTGATGAAGATAAGACTGTAGCAGTAATAATGATTCCAGTGCCAGAATTAAAGGCCAAGATAAAGAAACTTAAGAAACTTGGCATTGCACAAGAAAAACCGGGAGGAGACGATAATACAAGCAGGCTTGTCTTGCTCCCACTTAACCAATTGTTTGGAGGCGTATGAAAATAGCAGATAAAAAAATAATTCTTGATTTGGAAAAGAGAATTAATAAACTTGCTGATTCTGTACAAGGATTGGCTGAAATAACTGATGAAACATTGAACACTACTGTTGAGTTAACAAAGCATATAGTTTCTCTTCAAGAAGACTTTATTACAGTTATCAATAGACTTAATGAAGTTGAGCTATCAATGGAAGGTAAGGTAACAACCAAGGAATTGTTTGTTTCACCAGCTGAAGATTTTAAAGGAAAAGTGGATACTCCTTATCCTGGTAAAACTAAGCCTCGATATAGGAGGTCTTCAAGAATACAACGAGTGGTAACTAATCTAAAGAGATTGATTAGAAACCATGCCACTCCCTAATCATTGTGTAGATTGCGATAAGGTTGCTACTGTCTTAGATGGTAGTACTCCTTATTGCTGTCGATGCTATAAAAGAGAGGTATTAAATGTTAAGCGAAAATCAAGTAAGAAGACTTTTAAAACAATCAGAAAACGTTTATAAGACTGAATCTAAAAATACTACTAAAGGCTGGATTCAAGCTTTACGACTTGTTTTAGAAGAAGACACTTATCCAATCAGAAAGGACCCTATAGATGTATAATGACAAGCTCACAGAAGAAGCTGACTGGAAAGATGGAATAGGAGCATTCAGGGCTAAAGCCTTAGAAAGGATTCAGCATCTAGAAGCTCAAATAGAAATGTTAATAATTCGTATCAGGGATTTAGAGGAGCCACCCAAGGCACCACACCCACCTAAACAAGAGGAAGAGATGAAGCTATGAAATCAGGTAGACCAAGAAAAGTCGGTATATGGACAGCTAAATTAATGCGCCTATACCGACATTTGGGGTATGATATGGATACATTGGCAGAACGATTCAAATTATCAAAACGTACCGCTTATAGGTACACAGCCAAAGGAGGCTATAATGTCAATGACAAGAAGAGATTACGTAAAAATAGCCGAGGTAGTTGATAGATATCGTACGGCTTGGCAAGAACATGATTATGTTGATTTTGTACATGATTTATGTGTAATTTTCGAAGCAGATAACGACCGATTTGACCCAGATAGGTTTAAAAAGGCCACTAAGGTCATATGAACAATTTCGAAAAAGCACAGATTCTTATCGAAGAACTAACAACTGAAAATGAACAACTTAAACAAAGAATAGCTCAATTGACTGAATGTAATATCAACATGCAAGTTGATTCTAGTCATAAAATGGAGCTAGTAGAAAGAGAGAAGAATGCCGCAATGGCAAGATTCACTGAAAGGATGAGAAATGAAGCTAACAAAAACCGAAGGAAACGGAATGGCTAAGAAAAACACTCATAAAAAACCAACAATGAAAGAAACTGTCGGTGTTATCAACCAAATTATACGTGAACTTACAGCCCTTAGGACTGATATTCAGACTATGACTGGAGTACTTGACATGTATATTGAAATGAATGGTGATACAGACAAGTTTACTAAATTTGTTAATAAGCAACTTAACATAGAGGAAGACAATGACGTACGAACAAATGAAGAGGACAGTACGGTCGCAGTTGAAGGAAGTCCTCAAGACTAGAGACGCTGGTCAAAAAGAATATGCTCATGACATAGATAATGTCTTTGCTAATTTTGAACGCTGTGCTAGTTTGCTTGACATTCCCAGAGAGAAAGCTTTAATGGTTTATTTCTTAAAGCATGTTGATGGGATATCAGCCCATGTCAAGGGACACCAATCGCAACGAGAAGATGTTACAGGGAGAATAACGGACGCTATTGTTTACCTTTGTTTACTGAGAGGTATGATAGAAGATGGAAAGAATCGGTCAAAAGGAAACGTTGTACGTTCTGTGTGAAGAATGTAATGAACTAATAGGCCCTACAACTCCTGCAGTAGAAGTATCGCATGGTTTTGTGGCAGAAGACGGCTTTTATATTGATGAAAGTGTGATAGTACACACAGAATGTGTAAATGGAGATACTCTTACAAGGATTGTATCAAAAATTGAAAAGAATTAATCTCCCATGATTAATAAGTGTGGAGGATGAGTAGCATATATGTTACTTGTCCTCCGCTAGAGCTTTTAGAATTATAATAATAACGTACAGGAGCTTTTTACAGCTTTGCCCGAATTAAGACTTTATTGAATAAGTCAGTTCCCTCTAGGAATTTATCTAAACTACTAGTACCAAGGTCTGTTCTATCAAATACCGTTAACTCGGGGCGAGTACTAGTGCCGACCTTGAAATCCATTGTTACATTATGGCCACCAAGGACTTGGTCACTACGATTAGCCACCTGCTTTCCTATATTGGGACCCCTCCATTGAGTAAATGTGGGGGAATACGAAGCTTTAGTAAGGTCTTCGACAGCGACCTTTTGCATCCCATGAGTATAAGATTCTCCCTCTTTTAGGTTTTGCCATGCCTTATGAATTACGTTCTTATATCTCGGGTCAGATTTAGCGTATCTCTTAAACTTACCTCCAAGTTCCAATCCTAATTCAGTTGGCCTATTACTTCCGCTTGTTGCCATATCTAATAAAGTAAATGGCTCATCAGGCTTAATTCCGGTCTTTGCAGCCGCCTTTTCTACACCTAATTCTCTAGGAGTTTTGCCACGAGTAACTTTAGAGTAATATTTATATGTTTCAGCTTTATAAGGATTATTAATATTTAGATATTCAGCAAATGGTTCTGTAGCTCTTTCAGAATCCTGTACAAAACTTTCATATTCACGTCGCTTTTTTAAATCTTCCATTACTTTCTTAGCAGGCTTTCTATAAGTAGTACGAGCTTTATCAAAATTGGCAAGTCTTGCTTTACTGCCCTCTAATGAAAGCATCTTACCCTCACCATACATTTCAGCATAGATTTTACGAATATTTTTTGCAGTAGGTTTTTGCCCTCTAAACTTTAAGATTTGCTTAGCCCATTTAGGGGCTTCAGAGGCACTCTTTGTTATAGCTGCCATTTTCCCACCATAAGCACCACCTTTTACATATTGCATAAATGAAAAAGCAGCTTTCTTGAATTTAGTAGGATTACCAGGATTAAAATACTTAAGTAAAGGCGCAGCTCCTTTAACTCCCTTTAGAGCCTTATATATCATATAAAGTCCTCTAGCTGCCATTACCGTATCTTCTCATAAGGCTCTTCATCCTTCCACTTAGTAATATTACGCTGCAGCTGCATCATTGGGAAGCCAGCTATCTTCTCAGGTAATCTCATAGGATTTTCTAACAAATTCCCTTTAGCATAAGGATTTACATCTCTGAACATCCTCCCAAAAGGTATCATAGTATATCCATAATATTCAGCTATTCTAGACCAGTCGTCATCTAGCATAGCATTAATAGTGGGGCCCACCATCCGCAGTCCGGGAGGAGTAACCATTTGAAGAGGAGCGACTGCTTTTGGATAGGCCCCGTAAAATGCTTTGTCTCTTTCACCTTCATCGCCAAATATCCAATCACCGAAATCTTGCATCCAACCCCATGGTTGAGGAAGGTTGCTTTCAAACATTGAATACATAAATACATTGGCAAGTGCAAACGAAACCATATCTGTCTGCATAGTACGTTCAAATCTTCTCCATTCTTCCGTACCAGGTGTAAAACCATAAATTCTTGCTTGACGCCGTACATCGTTCCTGAAGCGCACAGAGTTCCAAGACCATAGTTGGAACCTACTCATTATCTTTCCTAGCCCAGAACGGGCAAATGCAGGCCTAAAAGGAGCATTATATAAAAACTGTGTAGCTCTAACACCCTTCTTAGCCATTTGGATTAGATATGGATGGTCATATTCTTTAATAGCACCACCAAACTTTT